CAGTAAAACAACATGTTCCTAATGGTAAACAATTATTATTATAATAATCACAATCGATTCCACTTTCATCTAATATAGTATTACAATTAACAGAACATAAATCAGATGTTGCATATAGTAAATCATCACCCTTCCATCTATTTCTGTTATGAATTAAACAATCGTTTCCATTACAATAAGGAATTTTACAACTTGATAATATATTTGAACAGTAATATTGACTACTTTCATAATTACAAGTATCACATTCACAACAAGGACCCGAAGGTAATTCTTCTGAGCAAACATCGGCGGTTGGGAGGTCAGTTGAACCCATATCACTTGTAGGATATCCAAATACCCTAGTACAACCAGGAGTAAAATATCCAATATATACCATACCTCTTCCACTATCACCCCATTCTGTTACATCACCAGGGTCTTCATCATTTGGTCCAACATCTTCTCCGTTAGTTGAAGACTCAACATATCTTAAAGCAAGTCTTATATTTTGATTCGATTCGACAATCTTAGATGTTAATGTTCCTGTACTTGATTCCCAAGCAAATGCATTATTTGCATCGTAATACCCACCAAGAGGTCTCGATGAAGTCCAATAAACACCATTAAGATTACTTCCACCATAATCAGCATACGAAGATGCAATTTCTGGATGTTGACACATTTGTTTCCATAAGAAACCAAATTCATCTTTAGACATAACATAAAGATTTATTCTATCATCTCTTACAGAATTTAACGGATGATTAAAACCACCATCTAAATCTATTGTGGTAAATATACCACCCTCTAACCCACCATATGCTGGGTCAAGTCCAGAACTGCAATTAGAGTCTCTGAGGCTTGCGACATTATACGGACCGTTTAAATCTTCACCACATTCACCCTCATTACATTCTTGTAGAGGCCAACCATGTGTATTGAAATATCCATCCGAAGGACGAGTTATACCAATTCTGGATGGTGTGAAATCTGTGTTGTCATTTAATGCCCATCTATTTTCATCACAATCATTCAAATCAATATAAATATGCCAACCTATTTGTTCATTTAGTTTTGATGGACAACTGTCACCACACGGGTCTGTGTTTGGGCAGTCTGCCTCACAACAACTTTCTTTTGGATAATGTATACATGTCCCACAAGACGGTTGTAATTCGGCACAATCAGTATCGGTTAAATTTTCTACACATGCACAATTATCACAACAGCATGCTCCTGTTTCGGGGTTTACTATTTCGCAAGGGTCAGTACTACATTCCGAACCAGCACCTTGGAAGTTTCCTCCCAACGCTACACATGCTGCCGAATTGCTAACATCTACACAGGTGTTATCTGACATACAACAAGCACCCTGAAGAAAATCACAACAATCTATATCTGCATCATTGCACGTTGTTCCATTTCCTCTGTAGTCACCACCTGCTGATATACAACTATCTTCAGATTCTTCAAAGCATATTCCAAATCTACAACAAACACCAAGAGAAACACACTCAACACAAGTATCAGAAGGAGGAGAACCCTCGCATTCTGTATTTGGGTCACAATCTCCTCCTCCTCCTGTCCATGTTCCACTTACTGCACTACAATCATCTTGTGTATAATATGGATGTGCTTGTCCCTCCGCACAACAACAACCCAGAAGTGGAGTTTCTACGCAAGCACTTCCACATTCAGCAATGCAAGAGGTATTTTCACATATATTTTGCATGCAAGCACCGTTATGAAAACTATCCCCATCCCAATTATAACAAGAAAGTTCACAAAGTTCATTTGGCGGCTGACCGGATTCGCATGTCCATTTTTGAGTTTCTCTGCAATCACCAACACCGGCAGCAGTTAACTGATTACCAACATCGGTAATATTTTCCCCCCAAACACAAACTCTTGCGCCGCCTACACAACCACAACCATTCCAAAGTACTGGTAGTGCATCACAACAGTGAACAGGTTCTTCATCAATAGGAGAATGCCATACACCATCATGTTTTGTGCAACCCTCATCAGATATTTCTTGACATTGTAATGGTTCACCGTAACAGCAAGCACTACTAGGACATATTGGTTCGCATCCACTATTAGCACATGTTACATTAAAACCTTTGAAGTCTCCATCTATATCAATACAATCTTGTTGAAATAATTCTTGACAATCATAACACACTTGACCATCTGATAGTGAGTCTGTACAACAAGCACCCAAAAGTTGTATAGGGTCATCACACGGATAATCATTACATTGAACTGCGGAACAATCTACTCCAAAAAAGAAATATCCACCATATAAATCACAGTCTGTTGCGTTGCTTTGTATACAAGTATGCATAGTGCAACATGCGCCTTCTGTATCATCTGAACAAAAAGTATTTTCGCATTTTGTTTTCAGGTGAAATTCTCCACCAAGTTCAAGACAATCTCCTCTTGTTGTATAATCAGCACATCCATTATCTGCCTTGTCATAACAACATGCACCCATTTCATCCGAAAGACCTTCAAAAGTAATTCCATAATTTATACCAGGATTTAATGCTAACCATTTATGTGTTCCGTTTGATGTTGTATCTGTAATCGCCTGCTCTGTATAAACAAAATTAAATATATCAATACCATCACTAAACTCTACAGAATCTGGGTCTGGGAATATAGCAGTTATATAATCTTCACTATAACTATCAGCAGTGTCGAAGATATCAACAGGTCTTAAACCTTCATCCAATAAACCGTGTGATGCCGCATTATACAAAATTAATGTAAAGTTTTGTGATGTTGAAAATGTTTGTCCGTTATAACTAGTATAATTATCATATGGAAGTTTAATGTAGCCGGTGTTTGCACCACAATAAATCTTCTGCATATTACCACCAGTCATATGAAGTTGAACATCTACCCTATCTGTTTGAGACCAACCAACAGGATAATCATAAGTTCCTGATTGGTTTCCGTGTCTCTTAACAAATTCTCTATGGTCTATAAGTTTTGTTGATAAAGATTCATGATACGCCGATGCACCATCAGAACCTTTCGGCCAACTACTCACACTCCAATATGTTCCACTCGCACCAGCAGCATGAGAAGATGTTCCAGATGTCATATAAATTAATTCACCTGTTCTTCCCATATCAATCGCATCTTCAGCGTTTGCTTTGATTCCTCCAAGCATAATTGTACCGTTTGGTAAAACTTGAAGTTGAACATCATTATATGATTCTATAACTTTGAAATATGCAGTTGCACCATCGAGAGAATATATTAAAGGAACACCATCACCAACCGAACGAATCATAATAGGTCCTGTTGTTCCTGTATTTCCTGTAGCACCCAATATTCTTGCTAGTACTCCGTTATCAACTCCTGGATGACTTCCAGGAATTTCAAAGGTTCTTCCTCTTTGTGTTCCATCAGAAGATGTTGATTCTTCTCCCAAAAATAAAACCAAAGACTCTTGTGGGCTTCCACAGATACCTGCATAACGATAATATCTAAAATCTCCTGTAGCGACACCAAATACAGGCGCACCTTTATCATCAAAATGTTGAAAAATTATTGGTGCGGTAGGTCCACAATAACCAAAACCCACACCAGTTGAACCTAGAGGTCCAATAATTCCTGTGATTCCTTTTGGTCCTGTTGCTCCTGTCGGTCCTGTTGGACCTGTTCCACCAATATCACCAACCCTTGGGTCAGAAGGATTTCCGGTAGGACCGAATACTAAAATGTGTGAACTATTGTTTATCATTAACCAACCTTATATTGCTACCAAGAAAAAGGATTATTATCTTTTTCTGTTCTTACATACATCCCATACCACTCTATTTTTTCTGTTATAGTATCGGTATTTCCTAAAGTAATAAATTGTACAATATCTATATCGTTACTTAGAGTAGGACTCAAAGAATATCCAAATTTCCAATTTTTAGGAAATACCTCATAATAAGGATAAGACACCGTTTCTTCGTCTCTATTTATTCTTTCTCCTGTTGTTTTTCCATCAATAACAATCAAAGTAAAACCCGAAGAACTAAACGGTGTAAACTTCTCTAAATATTCATCTGGATTATTAGAAGATTCAGACGAATCTAAAAATCTAACAAATGGTTTTTGTTCATCTGTTGGTGGCCCGCCCCACCACAATTCATAATCTTTATTTGGGTCTACTACAAAAACCGTACCAGATAATCTGCCATAATCTTCTGCTCTTGCCGCTTCCAACGATAATGCATCTATTGGATTTATTTTATAAATAAAAGTATTATATTCTTCATCAAATTGCCAAGGTGAAATCCTAGACGAAACTTCATTATATTTTCGGATTGTTGCTTTCAGTGCATGTGTTGGTCCACCATAATAATGTGTAAGGGTGGCACCAGACAATCCCGTAGTACCCGCACTATTTGCTTTTGCATATACCAAACCACCTGTTGGACCGTGTGCTGTTACTGCATCAAATGTCGTATATCTAACTCGTATTTTATCTTCGTTATCTTCGATACGAAGACCGTTTCCGCCTGTAATACTTTTTAAATATAAAACTCCATTAACACTATCTTTCCATAAAACACCTGCTGTTGCATAACCTGTATTTTCGCCTCTGAGATAATATATTGAATCACCTGTCGGTCCTCGATAATGCCCAGCATCTGCTGTTACTGCTTGACCACCCACATCGTTGTATTGTAATATAAGATGGTGTGCATTTGGACCTGTACTACTATAAGTAACACCGATAACAACAGGACCCGTTTCACCTGTCGGTCCTGTATTTCCTAGAGACCCTGCGGGTCCTGTTGGTCCACTAGAACCAGTAGCAGCATAACCAGATGTTCCGCCAGAATTCCATTCAAAAGGATGAACCCAAGGGTCTCCTGTGGGTCCCTGTGTTCCAATGTTGAATGGATGAGAACTAGAAGACATTTATAAAAATCCTATTCTTCTGCTTTAATTTTTATTGTATTATCTTCTGTTTCTCTGTAAACCGTCCATTGTGGTTCACTACTTACATCTGTTGGAAGATTGGTAAGTCGCAAGTTTCTAATTTCTAATGTGTCTATAAGAGCAGCATACGAATTAGGACTATTTCTTACAATCCAATTTACCGTTAAGTGGGGTGGAAGAACATATTGTCTAACCATTTTTGCAGTTGCTTCATCGTCTGCAACAAAGATTCCGTTTCCACCAAGTCCTTGCTCAAAATTCAAAGGAAAACTTTCAATTCCTCCAACACGATTTAATTCATTTGAATCTTCATCATTTGCATTTTCGTTTGATGCATCTGCACCCATTAAAAATCTACCGTACATATTAGGAACCAAGCAAGAAAATAATCCCGCAACTCCACTGCCTTCTTTGTATATATTAAATGTATTTGAAGCCCCCTCTATATCGTATGGGTCTTCGTAATATGTTGCAGAAGCCGAAGCAGGGCTTGCATCAGTGGAATGAATAAAATTTTCTAAAACATTTTTTGTATAATCATATGTTGCACCCTCTAGCGGTTCAGACCCTCTCATATTTCCGCCTATTGGGTCTATCTCTTTATTGATTACAAAGTTTCCGTTGTTTGGTATTTTGTTGTTATATTCTTGTTTAACATATATCCATTGATAACCATTATCTCCATCAGCAGAAACGCCTGTTACAATACCCGATATGACTCTTGTTCCTGTATTTTGTTCTATTCTTGAACCAATAACCCAACTTGTTTGGTCTGTCTTTAATGCTTCACACCAACCATATCTCATTCCAACTTCATTTTTATAATCAGGATAACTTGTAATGGGTAAACCTTTCCAATCTTTACCACCACCCGAACCATCACCATCACATAAAGACCAACCATCTGGAGGATTAGTTCCCAAATATGATTGAACAGTACCAACAGGAATAAGATTATTCAAAGATACTGCAATGTTTCCTCCTAGCAGACTTCCAACATAATTGGTCACAGAACCAAAAATGTTTCCTTGACTGTCTTCTGCTAATCTTGTAATGACAGGTTTTGCTACCCATCCGTTTGTACTGGGTCTAACATTATCCATCCATCCTGCTGTATATCCACTAAGAAAATATACATCATCGTTTTTTATACCCGCAGGAATAACTCCGGTTGTATTATGAAACCAATTGGTCATATTTACTGTTCCTGCAAGAGTTAATTGAAAGGCATTTGCTCCAATAACCTCAGAAACCACGCCTGAAACTTCCGCATTATATGCATTGTTTGCTTGTGATGAAACATATTCTGCTGTCTCTCCATTAACACCACTATTCCACCGAACAACACTTCCTGCTGTGAAACCGTGTCCTGTTTGCGAAATTATAACTGCTAATTTTGAACCAACAGCATCCGCACCACTAATACACACCGAAGGATTTAGTGATGAGGAACTATTATCTGGATTTGATACTACTGCCATTTTTTATAAAACTCCTAATTTTCTATTACCGGTGATGGAAACGCATTGTTAAAATCTGCATCTGCTTCGTAATGAACCGTAACAGTATCTAACGGAACTGCACCACCTAAAATCTTTATTTCTATTGCATTCGGTGTATCCGAACTATATTTAACATTTATAGAATTTGCTCTTGTTGACCTTCCTCTTCCATCATACCCCTTTGTTCCTGCAACATTTCTTAGGTCGTTTGATGCATCGCGGTTGAATGCTTCATCCGCAATACCTGTTGGAGACCACAACGAACATGTTGGATTTTTTCTCATTCTTTCTGGGAATTCATATACATTTAAATATGAGTTGGGAACAACAAAATTTATACCACTTGTATCTGGATGTGTTCTAGTAGACATCGTGTTAGAACCAGGATGTATTCCATAAACATAACTATGTTGATAATATCTTTGACATTTTCTCAATTCTTCGTTTGGATTAACTAAATTGAATGCTGTTGGAACATTTCCTCGTTCTAATTTTATTTGCGATAAATGTAAATCTTTCATAAAATTAATATGATTATTTGTATCTTGTGTATAAAATGCAAGAGAAGCAAAATGGTCACCAGAAACACCAAGAGATATATTATGATTTGATGCCGATGCACCGGCTGCACTAGATAATTCAGGAACAAAGAACGAGAAGTTATATGGCTCCCAATTAGTAGTCAAACTAAAATCAGAAATTGGTGTTATAATTTCACTCGCCGTAACACCCAACCCCGATGATGATGCATATAAACCACCCGAAGTTGCACCAGGCACTGCACCTGTTGTTCCTGTGAGGTTTTGTATAAATGCAACATGACAATCTCCTGTTGCATGATAATTGTTTGGATTAGCACCTTTAGCATAAAAAGAAACAGTCATAACTTCACCTGCAAAAGAAGTACAATCTTCAATTCTTTGTTCTACTCTACACCATTCATTATTCATAGTACCACCGCTAAAAGTAATACCACCACGAATTATTGAATAATAATCTGGATGATTTGGAATTAAAGTTTCTTTCTTATTAAAACTTCCTCTTGCAATTTTATAATCAAATGAACGAGATGTACCACCAACACTACCTGTAGTTGGATTTATGCTGCCCGTTCCTGTTTGAGATACTCGTAACCATCTATCTGCAAAATAAGCGTTTGCGGTTCCTCCCCACGCATGGGTAGTTCCTGTTCCTCTTTGCCAGATTCCAAAATCAGGATTTATCAATTCGTTTTTATTTACTTGAAGTGCGTTATCATATGTACTTCCTGTTCCCCCAGTTGGTCCTAGAATATTAAGACTTGAACCTATTCTGTGTGAACGAGATTTAAATTGACCACCACCACCTCTACGAGACTCCGCACCCGAAATCACAGGTGCATCTATATTCAACACAACTCTTGTTGGTGAAATCGCATCTAATACTTTGACGGATAAAGCGTTTCCGGGAGAAGTTCTTAAATTTCCGTTTTCGTGTAAATAGTGTGTGCCGGGTTCCGATAAAACACCAGAACTTAATGTTACCGTTCCTGATGTAGCAACTCTAAAATAATTATTAGTTGCATCTACATAAGTTATCATTCCTAAAACATGAGATTTCTCTAAAACTGTGGAATCTGCTAAATTTAAACCGGATGTCTGTTGTGGGTCTACACAAACAATATTTCCTTCTACAAAAGTTTGTGAGGATGAATCATAAGAACGAACAAACGAAGTTAATTCTCCACCACTTGCACCACCTGCACCACCTGCACCACCACCGGTGCAACCTGTACTAGAATTATACTGACCTCGATAGGGAAGAATAATACCAGAAGTTTTTCCTGTTGAAACTAAAACAGGTCTATTAATATAACCTGCAACCCTTGGTTCTTGGAATTGTATTTTTCCTCTATCAGCACTATTGTATATCGAAAGAAAGTATACATTGCCGGGTACTAGTCCCTCTGTATGATTTTCTACAAGAGCCGTATTCCATTCGGAAACTGTTCCTGTAATTTCTCCCATATATGTTATATCAAATGTGTCGTTGTTTACAACTCTTGATATAACACCAATTACTTCCGCAGCACGGATACCATCTCCATGTAATTCGTTCTCTCCTGCGGCAGAGGCATATGTATATCCCTGAGTCGTTCCGCTATATCGAATAACATTACCAAAAGCAAATCCGTGATTATTTTTTACAATTCTTTGTTTGTTTGCACCTTTCACGATGTTTACATAACCGTCTGATTGGAACTCTACGAGTGCCCCTGCTGTATTTCCTATAACAAGAGCGTTGGGTGCTGTTTGGTCATTAAAACCGCCTGTACCTGTCCACGGGTCTCCTGTAGCACCAACCCTGTCCCCTCTACCATCAACTTCAAGATAGTTGAACCCATCAAGAGTAGGTCCAAAGTACATCCGTACAACACCACCTTTTACCCCTCCTTGTTCAGAATTCCAATCATGTTTATTTTTTATATCTGCACTGCAACCTGTATATCCGTATGGTCCGTGTGGATAATCATCACCGGTTGAACCTTCTGAAGTTCTTCCCGTAAATACTTCTTGGTGATTTAATCTACCCTCTAACCACAATGCTTCTTTTGTTCGCCATTTTCCTTCTTTGTGTATAAGATATGGTCTATCAAAAACAAAAGAATTATAAAAATCTCCACCATCGTCAATTGGTTTATCAATTGATGCTGGATTTGGTCCTGTTGCACTACCACCAATAATCAGCCCAGAATAATCACATCCAACCGCAGGAGATTCGTTTGTGTTTAGAATAATAAGATTTTCATCAAAATTATGTCCAACAGTTACCCCACCACTTATAGCATCTACACCAATAAGATTACCGGCAACTCTGAGTTGTCCACCAATACTAAGATTATTACAGAAAGTAGAATGTGTTCTTAAAACATTACCAGAAAATGCAACTGCAAGTGTACCACCAGTACCCAATGCCATCATCATTCCATCACCGGGTGTTGCACCATATACATGAAGTTGATTTAACTTTTCGATAATTTCGGTGTTTGTTTTCACTCTCCATGATTCAAAAGTATCATTTAGTTCTACATCACCAATAACATAATCTTTACCATAAACACTTAAAGTATATCCACGAGCCCCACTATACTGGTCATAAGAATGGACACCATATTCACTGGGATAAATACTTCCAGTACCACCAGGCAATGCCCATGAAGCATGCGTAGTACCACCTATACCTGCTAGTCGATGACCACCATAAGCATATGTGTATCCTGTACAACCTCCGAAATATCCTCTTCCTGCCATAAGTATTTATCCTATACTGGTGTTCCTGTGTCGTAATAATAAGGCGTACCGTTTTGAAAGTACGCTATGTTTGCTGCGTTTGCTGGTAAAGAACCTTCACCGACAATATATGAACCTGCTGATATAATATTTATCTGATATCTTGAAGCACCTGGTGCTGAATAATTAGAATATCCTTGTGCATTATCTTTTAATTCTCCGTCAACTTCAACCTTTGCAAATCCGCCTGTTGGTGGAAAAGGATTTCCATCTGGATTTACTTGTACTTCTTCCCATTGAATATATATGTTGGTATCAAAGTCTGGAGAAAGATTTATATTTGGAATAATTATTTCTGATTTGTTGTAAATAAAATAACCCAACTCTTTATTTGTTGGTTCTATATAAACATACCCCAAACCAAGGCTACCTGTCCAAATAACACCTGCTGGAGAAAACCCAAGTGTAGCATCTATAATACTTCCACTTTTCAAAAATCTTTTTGCGAGGGCGGTGATTTGAGATTGTAGGATGGTTTGTACTTGGGTTAATTCTCTTGCTTGTATTGCAAATCCTGGACGAAATCCCATTTGAACATAATTATTTGCTATGTCCCAATCGTCTAATCCCGAATCTTGTACTCTGTAAAAAACTGTCATTTTATCTCCTATCCTATCATAAATGCTAAGGTTAAAGTATGTCCTATTTGTGCAGCAGCATCTGCGTTAAAACTAATATCATCAAATACAAAAGTATGTAGGACTTCTGTATAGTTTCCTAGAGAATCTTTTCCCATAGAAAGAGGTGTTTTTTCAACATCTAATATTTGTGTGTTGCTTGGAGTGTTTCCTGTTGAATAAGATGTTGTATATTTACCAGATACAAATGTATCGGGAGAAACTTCTCCAAATAATTTATCAGTTGTTGATACTGTTTTAGACCCTTGACCTGTTATATTTATATTTCTTCCACCATCAGCGTTTGTATTATTAGAAGTAATCGTTCCGACACTTCTATTAGACGAAGACACACTATTAAAATAATCTCCTGACTTCATTGCAGCAGATACAGAATTGTCTTGTACCTTTATTTTTGTTGCAGCAGAAAAATAAGTTGCTTGTATTGATTGTTTTCCAGGAGAAATAGTGTCTGATATCGGTTTATCTTTATATAATGGATTTTTCACAATAGATGCAGTATTCCACTCTGTACCATCTGTATATTTTTCAAACATTTTTGGGTCTAACACCATAAGAAACATAGCCCTATTAGCATTCAGCAAACCAATTGCATCACCAAAACCATCTTCTGGAGAAGCAATAGCATAAACAAAAGGACCTCGAATATCAGAATCTATTGTACTTGCTGCACCACCAACTATATGTGTTGAGTCATATCCTGTATTATTCTGAGAAGCGGTAGACGGTTCTGTACCCATAGAAAATACGTTATTCATAGGATAACCTTTTCCCCTTTCTACAACATCTACTCTTTCTAATTTATATCCTCTTTTGTTAGAGTCTACTTCTTCTGATGGGCCAATATAATCAAAAACAGCATCTAGTTGTGCGGGATTGTCTGTGTCTGACCACAAAACAAACAAAGAACTTGTTGCAGTATCCCACCTTATATCTTTCATATCATCTTTCTTTATTTCGACACGAATTAGTTCACCACCATTCGATAACCCACGCTTTTCGACTTCATATTTAAGATTATATGGGTTGGTGGTAGAAAGTTCATCTATTTCTATTTGAGTTTTTCTATCTTGAACAGGCATCCAATCAACACCACCAAGATTTCTTTTATAATTATTCATAATTCCCGATATAGAATAAAGATATTGCCAAAGATAGTCATCATCAGTTCTAAACGGTTCTGGTCTGGTTCCTGTTGGTGCAACACCAGATATAGAACCATTGTTGTTGTCTAAACACAAATAAACTTTATTATTATGTTCACAATAATATGCTTGACTTTCTTGGTCTTTATTTGGGTCCCACGAAATGAACATAACCCTTTTCCATTTTATATGTTTACACACACGCATAGGTGCAGAATACTCTGGAAGAACCAAACCAACATCACCATAAAAACCATTAATAGATGCCGCATAAGAACCAGAACTAGGTGTTATACCGTGTTCATTCTGTTGTTTTCTCCCTAAAATTATTGCATAGGTAGTATCCGAAAACATATCTGTAAATGCTTTTGCAAATGCCCAGTTTGCTTCTCCTGCCAATCTACTTGTTGCCATTTTTATTTTCCTTTTTAGAATCCACAACCATCTGTACCTTCTTCTAGGTCATTTGGTGAACCTGTTACTATATCTATGGGAGATATGTATATGAATTGTCCTAATTGTATATCTTTAAATTTCATTCCGGTCGGAACCTCATTAGTCCATGAATTTGGATGATGAAATACTTGAAATAAGTTTAATCCAAATTCGGTAGCAGCAGTTCCTCCTGTATGACCAGTTCGCCCAAGGGGTGTTAGATTCGGGTCATGTGCGGCAGTTATAAGTGCTGCTTCGTTTTTATACCATAATCCCCCGCTATCTTGTGTATGTTGAATTGTATATGTTGAACCTGCTGCACGAACATATGGATTCCAACCACAAGGATATACATCATCAGTACCACTACCAGAAATTCTAAGATTCATCTCTGTTTCAAATCTATATGGTGCATAAAATCCTGTTATTGGAGTTTCTACTTCAAATATATCTCCTGTAGTACCAGGTTGGTCAAATTCATCCCATATTGTGTGGTTTCCCGCAGCATATAATCCCGATGGGTGTATTAGATTTTTCACATACGGCCAATATGTTTCCCACGAAAGATTAGAATCTATTAAATATGAATAATCTTGCCAAACTTTACTATCTTGTATTTTACTCAATCCACTTATAGTTCCAAACTCATCATCATAATAAACACCACAAGGACTTCCCGGTGAACAGTTTTGTGGGCAAGGTGGTAGACCATATGTATTACCTTCCGTAGCCCAACAATTATTGCATGGGCTATCGGCAGCAGTAGAACCGTAATAATAACATGGTGTGCCTGTTGTTCCTGCGGATGCTCCTCTGAACGGTGCATCGGAACATCTTATAAGTCTAACTTTTGGATATGAAATATTTACCCAAGAATCATAAAACACCCTGAAGAAATAATCATATACTTCTTCGATGCTTTTCATCTGATACATTTCCTTCACAAATCTAAGAAAATTTCTAACATCAACCTTACAAGAAGAAGGATTAACAAAGTCTACCAAAACCTCTACCTCTGCTTTTTTTTGTGATGGGGCAAAGTCGAATGGACCAATACCATATCTCTTTACTGTTAAATCCGGAAACCCTTCTGCAAAAACATCTTTGAAAAGTTTGATAAAAACATCAGGTGTAACATCAACATCTTTGATGGATTCGATAATAGCCATATCATTTTCGCAACCCAACCACTGATAAAACAACTCTATAAATTTTACAAATCTGGGATGATTATTTATAACCCAAGAAGGCATTCTATCTTTAACAAAGAAGTTAAAATTAGAAATACAACCGTCATCATAATCCACAGAATTAATATAATTCCAAACCTCTTCATATATTGAACCAGTTTCTCCTCCGGCTTTTCCTTCTAATATTCCTGATATAGTCATTATTGTTTTCCTGTTACCTAATCAACAAGTTGAATTATGTCATTGACAAGAGTAAGTATAATTCCCATTTTAGGATTTACGTTGTTTGATTTTGGTCGTACCCGAACATAAAAATTACTAATAAATTCAATACCATCAATCTGAACATTTCCTGTATTTGCATTTACCGAACCAACATTCAAAGATATCAAAGTACCGTCAGAAGAATAGTGTCGAATATTACCAGCACCATCATCTCTTAGATATCCTAAGATTTGATTGCCGTTTATATTTGCAGTGAAATTGTTACTACGGAGAACAGACCCTACCAAACCACCAGACTCGACCAACGGATTACTAAAACTAATAGAAACTGCATTTATAGGATTACTTTCTGATGCACCAAACTGTTTTCTTAAATATACAACAAGAGTTTCACCAATCAAGCCTGTGTCTAATTTTAATAGTTGGTTTGCAAAATCAGTAAAATCAAAATTAGACTCGAATGTGTCTAACCTATAATTATTAACAAAAGAAATTACTTTATCCGACAATTCTGATAACGAACTAGAAGTTTCATCTAAATTATAAAATACAGAACCATTTAAAATTACTTCAACCACCGATGGGTCTACAAATTCAGGAAGAATAGAAACCACCGATTTGTCTCTGAATATTTGAACAATATCATCTTTTTGTTCTTGTGTTAATAATGTTCCATCCTCTGCAACCGCAGAAACAAAAACTCTTCCGTATTGTGGTGGGTCGTTATCTTCTCCGCCCCAAGTTTTTGATACAATTCCTCTTCTTTCTTGACGAAGTAATGCTTTATAGTCTTTGGCAGTAACTGCTCTTCCTTGTGTTTGAAAAAACAACGGTGCATGTGTTCTTATGGAATCTACTGATTCTTTGTTTATACCGTTTCGGGAAGGAGATATTGTTGAAACCACACTAACACCATCAACGGAAGTAGTAAAGGATGTTACACCATTTCCATCGGTTCCGGCAGTTATCAAATAATCAAACGATACTTGCGAATCATGAACAGGAGATTTTCCTATAACACCATCTCCAAAATAAATTTCATAACCACCATCAAAAGATGTAGTCAAAAAGAATACTTTCTCTCCTGCTGTTACACCTGTTACATTTCCATCTACTTCATCAACTATTCTCCATCTGTTGAAACCACTACCCTCATTCACGTTAACCTTTAATGTTGTAGTATCAATATCTCCATGTGGTATTCTAAATCTTTGATGTGATATACCACTATCAACAGTGTCTTGCTCTGGTGGAGTTTCTATTCTATTTCCTTGAATCAGTTCTATTGTTGTATTTTGTGAGTCGGGTAAGTTATAAGATTTAATAGGAGTCCAATTCAATCCACCACCAAAAAAGGCATCGCCGTAAACGACGACATTAGAACCTGAAGATGAAACTTCTATTTCTGTCCTTGCACCTCTTTTTGAAACCGGAACATAAGAAAGAGGTTTTACCAAAGAACCTATGGAATCTCTTTTTGTTGCTGTATCTAAAAAAGATTCATTTGCTACCATGTTTGCATAATAAGAATAAAATGTACTATTATATGATAACACATCTATTAGTGTAGATAATGCTGAACCTTCAAAATCAAAATCTGTAAATACATCAGAACCCTCAAAGAAATCTCTAATAGAATCTCTAATGTCAACAAATCCTAATTTTCCTAAATTTATAACTGGGTTGTCTGTGGTTGAACCTTTAATGTATACCATTTATCTTAATCTCTCCATTTGTATTTTTACAGAAACATCTTCCGAAGATACATTCCCACCAACAGGATTTATGGTGAATATTACTTCTATATTTAATTCTAAATAATCTTGGTCTTCAGAAACCAAAACTTCCTTTACTGTTACTCTTGGTTCCCATTTTTCAAGTTGCTTCTTAATAGATTCTTTTGTACTCCATCTAGCCCAAGGGTCTTCAAAACTTTCAAAAAGCAACTTTCGTATGTTACATCCCATTAATGGTTTCCAAGGTCTTTCATAATGATTGGTCATAACAATATTTTTAACAGACTGTTTGATAGCATCTACATCAAACTTTCGTACAACATCTCCATTAAGTCCTTGCAATTGATATAAAGGACTTGAATCGAAAATAAAATCCAAGTCTGAATATATGTAATTTCTATCCCCTAATCCTCTATAGTTAGAAGTAGGGCTAGAATCTCCTGAATATCCCGAACCGTATCGTCCCATGTTCTGTTCCCTTTAATAACATTATATGTATAAGTGTTACTGTTCCTTTACTTGACTATCTCTCATAAGTGTTATAATAGATATAGCCACCATTGATGAACCAAAACTGTGTTTCATGGCAGAAACCAACCACTTCCCATTCAATTGATGAATGTCTTCTGTCTCTATATCATCGGTGGAAACAGAGGGTGGAAATTTCAACTCAACCACATCTCCAATTCTCAAATCAGAATTAGATGCAACTGTTATTTGTATCTGTTGTGATTTTAATAATTCTAACTGTGCATTTCGTAGAAGTGGTGTTTTCAACGGAGTATTCCAATACCGAGCATCAATACTTCTTATATATTCCAAATATTCTGGATATCTTTTTCCGTGATGAGGAAAATTACACTTTTCGATATAGTGTGGTTTGATTATTTTATTTTCTATTCCGTCTATACATCCACATGGGTCTGCTGTATGTCCACCGAAAGAACCAAACCAAGGTGATTGTGGATTTTCTATTTTTATAACACCCTCATCGTCTATCTCTATATCGGGACATCTATATGCTCCAATAACAGATTGATATGGTGGTGTCGCAGCAGAATATTGTGTGTATGGTGTTGGGACATCGCCCGTTGTTCCGCCAAAAGGAACTCTATCATTAATATTACTAAAATCTTTATCCAACCATTCTGTTGGTAACCACCCGTACCACCAATAATTATTTAAATCACATCCAGACCATTCTGCTCCCAATACCTCTTCTATCAACTCACATTCTAACGGAATTGCATTTATTTTTTCTTTGACATGTGAACATGTTACTTCTTCTCCTGTTGGTCCAACAACTCCCTCTACCTCTTCCTCAACTAATTTTTTATAAATCTGCCATTGTTTATATTTGTCTTCGGCTTCTTTTGCTTCTTTAATCTTTTCTATAATTGGACCACGGATGTCTTCTATAATTTTTTTCATAATTTCAACATCAAGTTCTGTGTGGCTGTACCAATTATTCAGTGCATTTCCTACACCAATATTACTAGAATAACCAAAACCATATCCATTAAATTTTTTAGTCAAATCCGTGACCGCAGGAACAGCATTTCCTGGTCCAATCATAGGATAATATGGATATGCTTCTACATGCTTCCACTTATCATAATCCTCAAAATAATCATAAACAATTTCCTCTTGAATGAAAAATTGTTCAGGACTAACAAATCCACGATAATAATCAAAAGATTTCATATCATAATGACATTCGGGTCGTATACAATTATATTTTGATTCGGTCATATATTATGTATCATACACACTCGAAATTATCACAAGTTGTATCATCTCCACCATAATATCCACCATCTACCAAACACTGTGAATAATCATAATCATTATAACACGAACCACTTATACAACATACACCTGTACTACAATTACATTGAACCTCCTCAAAACATGTAATATCTTCACACTTACTATCAAATCCATACCACTCGCCATCACAAATATCAGGAAACTGTGTCTCTGCACAATGACCATCTGTAAAACAACACGCACCTGTTGGTGGACACTCTTCGCACTGGGCACAACAAGTCCCAGAACCACTGCATCCAAAAGACCCATTTGTACAAACACAACATTGACCATCTGGACAAGGCTCATAGTCTTCCGGATTGTTACAGTTCATGGGATGACAACAAGTGTCGCCCCCCCAAGGACAATTTACACACTGACCCTCTATACAACAAAGAGGTTCACAATCAGAATTTTCCTCACATTCATCACCACCACCACCGCCGCTATCATCACATTCTTCACATACTCCATCATTACAACACATATCATCTTCACAATCAGTATGTAAACAACAGTCGCCGCAACATTCCCAACAAGGACAACTACAATCCCAAATTCCGCCTAAAAAATCACAATGACAGTTATTTATATTCCAACAAGAATACCAACCAAAATGACACGCACACTCTTGGTCGGGTGTTTCACACTCAATTTCATCAGGCCAAACACCAGGATAAAAGTCTCCACCCACCTCACCACAACTTTCATCATTTGTTCTAGAAGCACGTTTATAACAAAGTTGACTAAGACAGCATGTTGGATAATAACAACAAGTCCCCATTACGGGAGGTTCTGGGTAATCGCACAATCCGTCTACACATTGTTGACCACCACCTTGAAATGAACCCTCTGCACCACAGCATTCATGACAAGGCAATATAACACAACCACCATCATTAGGTAAACAACACGCACCATATCCAGTACATACACAATCAAGTCCTTCTGGTGGGTCTCCCAATCCTCTAAAACCCCCCACTATTGTTTCACATGCAGTATCATCTCCCTGATATATTCCGTTTTCGTTAGCACATTCTTCTTGTAAATAAGTGTTTATACATGTTACATCATCCTCGTTTTCACAAAAACAACACGCACCCCTAACATGAAAACAATTAACAAAAGGGTCTGCACATAAACTATCTGTGCCTTGATATGTACCACCAATACCACCATCTTCAACGCTTCTTTCACATAACTTTTGAGTTACATTATCTCTACATGTTTCATTGGGTAAACAACACGCTCCCCTATCACAACAACACGGTCTCTTCATAATATATCCCCTAAATTATGATTGTAATTTACAATCATCACCAGAATCTTCTTCATCACATTCACCATCTTGCATATTAGAAGCACTAAAGAAATAATGCGGTCTGTTGTTCACATCCTTGTATATTTTCATTTCAACAATTGGAAACTTTTTTCCAACTTCCATATTATCAAAAACTTCTTCGATGTCTTCTTCTGTATTATTATAATTTACATTTGAAGGTTTTGAACCTCGTATAGGTTGAAGTTTATAACAACCATCTTCCCACAATACAGTATCAATTCTAAATCCTGGTGCTTCCCATCCAATCCTCGAAGAATAATCCCAAACATTATCATTACCTGTTTCTATTGTGTTATGTGCTGGTTCAAAAAATAACTGTCCTGTATTTACAATACCATTTTCTGTAAACTGAACACTAGAACGAATAGGATTTTCACTCAACGGTTTAATTTTAAATATTGGAGTATGGTTTACATAATCATATTCCAAATATACCTCTGAAAATGCATAATGCCATCTATGAGAATCTTGTCCACTACCTGCTCTTCTAAAACCATGAATAGCAGCAGGAAACTTATCAAGAAATCTACAATTTACCTTGTAATAAAATGTATCGATACTGCCTATCATCCAATTAGGGTATTTTTCACTATCAATTCTTGGTTTATAGTATTTCACAACAGAAGCAAATGCACCTCTTTGTTGTAATTGTAATTGGTTACCTTGTTCTAATATAGTCAAGTGTTGTACTTGTGAATCTAATTCTTTACACTTTCCACCAGAAGTATTGTCTGCCGATACAATTTCGCAGTAGGTTTTTTTGGGTTCATTTTCCATAAAACTTTCAATCGACTTAAATTTCCACCCATAAATATCTTGATAAAATACAAAATTGGCAGCATTTATATTTTCTTTTGATATAGAATTTTCTGCAAGTTGATTTATAAGAGTAAACACATCCTGTGGTCCATCTTTTCTAAGTTTAGGATAACTAGAATATTTTGGACGATACATAACATCATTTGCTGTTTCTTCTATCTCTGTATCATAATCTCCACCTTGTCCTGTAAGCCATGTGAAAGGTTCATTTCCATCAATTATATTTTTTACAAATTTATGGATTTTTCCTGTGAATTCTTCTTTTAAATGATTGTCGTCTACCTTTCCTGCTACATGTGATATTGTACTAAAAGATAATTCCCACCATTTCTTTCCCAAACCATCTGGTCCTACTCCGTGTATTTCTTTTGAATGAAAAACATATAAAGGCGGTACTAACAATATTCCCGATGCCTCAATTTCTAAATCTAAAAGAATTACCTCTTCTCCTACCAAAGGCAATTTAGCACCAATATCATATTTGTCAGACAATAATAATTTACCTGCCAAAGACGGTTCAAACATATCCTCGTATATTTCTACCTTTTCCAAAGCACCTTCTTCTATAACATCAATGATTCCGCCACCACGCAACCCTTCAATGGTAAGGTTTTTTATTTTTATTTGTCCTTGAAAATTGGGGTCTGCCATTATAAAATCCTATTCAATAAATTATATCTGTGATAATTGGTGTATTACCAGAGGGAAGACCAAAAAAAGAACTCTTGTTTGTTTTCCTAGTAACAGAATTAAATGTTGCATAAGTTAGTTTTCTGTTTCCTAATAATTCTACCAACAAGTCATATGCATCTTCTTTGAAAGACGGGTCTAATAACTTGATTCTGCTTTTAGAATAATCATCAAATGTTTCTTTGTTTACAACTGCTGTAAATGCTTTTGCATAAGTAGAACCACTACTTCCGCTTCCCCCCAAAACCGCATTGATAAGAGTACCCGAAATAGAGTTTGTGATATCTCCCTTGTTATATAAAGGTCCACTGGGTTTTATAATTCTTTCTTCTATACTATAACTTGGGTGGACTATTCTGCCACTTCTATTATCAACAAAATGACTTATAGAATCTCCACTGTCGGTTAAAGATAATAAAATTTTACCCCAGTATGCAAGTCGAGCAGGTTCATTTTTATTTTTGACAAGAACACCAATGTCATCTCCCACATAAAACCCACCACCTTGAATTTCAGATAATGTTGCTTCCCTAAAAGAACTTCTCCATTTGTTTATTTTTGCTGTTGCAAAATTTGAATCAGAGGGTTGAAGGGGTTGGGGTTGAACCCATGTTCTGTAACCTGTGCTTATTTCTCTTGTTCCTGCACTTTCGTCCCTTATTTTTACAATAATATCGCCCTGTTTAAAATCTAAATTTATGTCTCCACCTTCTCTTTGAATATAAACCATAGGAACGGGTTCGGCATCTTCACCGGGAATTGATTTATAATCTAAACCTAATCTTGGTAATTCATTGAATGGATTTATAATATTATTATATAATAATACCAACCACCACCAATCAGAAGAACCATAGTGCTTATAAGCAATAATATCGGGAGTATCTCCGTGCTTCATTGTGTATGTTTCGTATGCTCTGTTTGTGAAGATATCGTCAAATAAAAACTTAACACGAATAAAAATATCTAAAACATCTTGGTCTTCTACACCAATGCTTCGGAAATTATAATCTACTGTTGGAAATTTGTCAAAATACATATTATGTCCTTTTAGGGGTTTTTGATTGCATCGCTACCTTGGTGTTGCAATGTTACTTCCGTAAAAGTAATATCTAAATTGAAGAAAGGTGGGGCACCAGAATTACTAGAAAATGTTGCTGCTATACCTGCTCCTGTATAGTTCATGTTGATATTGGTTATTACAGATTTACCATATTTTCCGAAACTTTTTAGTTCACCACCAGAAGAACCAACATTTTGTATTTCAAATTCATGTGGCATTTTATAAAGTAAACCACCGTGTCCTAGTTTCGGATATGACCATTTTCTCAAACTATCATATATCTCCTTTAATCCATCTGCATCACCCTGACTATATGGAGTAAGTTCCCAGTGAAAAGAAAAACTCCTAAATGCAGGTGCAGTGTACATTTGCTCTGACCTCGGATTTACAACCATTCCGCTCAACCTTCCGGCTTCTGCTCCTGCTCCTTTAGAAACCAAATCCAAAACAATTTGCGATGCGCCTTTGGCAGAATTTAATATATCACTCCACTCGAACCCTGTTGTACCTATACCCCTAGACAACGCATGAGATGCTTTAAAATCATGTGCAGCATAATTATGAGAATTATTCTCTACAATAGCATTTGGTGCAACTATTTGGACTTCCCCCACTGGTTTGCCCCAATTGGTGGTGACATCTTGGGCTAAATTATTAGCAGACTCATGTGCCTTGATAGACATCCAGTTGGGTATTTCATCCTGTACTGTTGTAGGGAATCTCATTTGTGTTATCCTTAATTTTAATGAATTCTATAAATATATATGGAGAAAATAATTTTATGGCGTACAAATCAAAGTATAATCCCAACAACGCATCAAAATACATAGGAAATGTAAATAATATTGTATGTCGCTCATTGTGGGAAAGACGGGTATGTAAATATTTAGACGAAAACAAGAACATATTGCGGTGGGGAAGCGAAGAAATATCCATTCCGTATTATTCAAACGTAGACAAAAAGTGGCATAAGTATTATCCAGATTTCCTTATTGAAAAAATAAACAAAAATAATACAATAGAAACCCTAATAATAGAAGTAAAACCAAAAAAACAGACAAAACCACCAAAGAAACCAAAAAGAAAAACAAAGAACTATATCAAAGAATGTATGACATACGAAATAAATTCAGCAAAATGGAAGGCTGCAACAAAATATTGTAAGGAAAACAAATGGAAATTTATTATTATAACAGAAGACGATATTCTGTTATAAAGCATACATAGTATATGAGCCTAGGAATTGACCAATTTGGAACATGGCTAGATACAGGTTTTCATAAACCCAGTCTATACAGTGTGTCTATTACATCCACCCCCTTAACAGAAAAAAACCTCATGGCGGAAACTGTTACCCTTCCGGGAAGAAGTCTTGCTACATTACCAAGAAGAACTTTTGGTCCTCAAAGAGAAGTTGCATACGAAAGACTATTTTCTAGTGATTTGGATATAGGATTTGTGTTTAAAGAGGATGAACCGATAAGAAGAAAACTTGAAGAATGGATGGATTTAATCATTGACCCCAACAACAATCAACTAAATCCAGAATACTTTGATTATGTTGGAACAATGACTATAAAATTAGAAAGTTCGTTCTCACCTCTTTTGCCATCCTTTGAAATGGAAGTATTGGAATTGTATCCAAAAACCATAAATCCAATACAACTAGGATATAACATGAATAATGATTATGTGAGACAAACTGTATCATTCGCTTTCCGGGACTACATTATCAAATAAAAAGGAATATATAATGTCAAAAATAAACGAATTATTAAAATCAGAAATACCCACATACACAACCACTCTTCCAACAGATGGAAAAGAAATCAAATTTAGACCATTCAGAGTAAAAGAAGAAAAAATCTTATTGATGGCAGTGGAAGAAGGTACTGAACTTGGTATGATTCAAGCAATGATTAATATAGTAGAAAGTTGTTGTGATAATATAAAGAATGCAGGAAATCTTGTTTCTGTAGACCTTGAATGGTTGTTTCTTCAACTGAGAATCAAGTCTATCGGTGAAACGGTAGAACCCCTTATTACTTGTCCGTTTACTGATGAAAAATTTCAAGCAGAAATAAATTTATTAGATGTAGAAGTTGTAAAAAAAGAAGATTTATCAAACAAAATTAAAATTACAGACAACATCGGAATAACTCTAAAACACCCAACAATGAACACCATATTCAAAAACGATTTTCCTGATTTTTCTGATATGGGCATTGAATCTGCACTAAAAATAATAGCAATATCAATAGAAGAAATATGGACTGATTCAGAAATATTCAAGAATGATGAATTAACACTAGAAGATAAATTAGAGTTTATAGAAGGAATGTTACCAGAAAAATTTGAATCGTTGGTTGAATTTTTTGAAAACTCACCAACCCTTCAATATGAACTTAAATATAAAACAAAGGATGGAGAAGAAAGGGAATTGGTGATGAAAGGAATAGCGGATTTTTTCGGCTAATCCTTTCCCACACATCGTTATATTCTCATTATGTTTATAACTTCAATCTGAAACAACATCATGGTTGGGGAATAGAAGAATTAGAGAATATGATACCTTGGGAAAGGGAGATATATATGTTACAGATACAAAAATGGATTACAGAGGAAAACCAAAAAACACAAAGTAGGTTATAATTATGGCAAAGAAACAAACAAACAACGATGATATACTATCAAAAGTATCTAAAGATATTTCTATTGATACTGCCAATGAAGTTGCAAAAATAATCAATCAAGAAGATAAAAAAAATACAACCGAAAATAATAAAGAAAAAACAGAAAAGAAAAATACAGAAAAAGAAAAAGAACAAAGAGAAAACAAAGAAAATAAAACACAAAAGAAACGAGATGAAAAAAGAGATAAACTTCTCAAAGAAATAAAGAATCAAACTTCTGGTGGTGCATCATCCAACAAAAGTGTTTTTGGAACAAGCAGATTAGGGGCATTTGCAGATACTCTTTCTGATGAAATAAAAGACTCAACAATAAAACAAACAAAATCTATACTTCAAACATTTAATCCTTTAGAGCATGTTAAGAGTATGTGGGGTATGCTTCCGGGTTCTGGTGCCATAGGTAAAGCATTTGGAGCAGCAACCAGCGATTTTAAAAAAGAAGAAAAAGAGGATACCAAAATAAATGAAGATGGTTTAGAGGTATCAGAAGAAAACTCTGAAAAACTTACCAATATAAATACCACATTTTCAGACGGAATTGAAAAAATTTACGGTGTTTTAGAAACAATAAAAGAATCTTTTATTAGAACTAAAGAAACAACATCCGATAAAAAATTATTAGCAAAAGAAAATGCAAACGAAAATAAAAAATTGCTAAGAGGAATAGGGAGAGGTGGTGTTGTTGCAGGTGGTGTTGCAGGTGGTGCAGGTGGTGATAAAAAATCATTTGGCGAACAGGCTATGGACCTTGGTAAAGATGCAGCAAAACTAACACTTATACAGAAAATGGGTGGTTGGGCTTTAAAGTTAGGTAAAGGATTGTTAGGAGGTGTAGTTGGTATGCTTGGTTTTAAAGGACTTGCATCCACACTTAAAGGAGGAGGGGCAGCAGCAAAAGCAACAGCGAGTGCAGCAACAAAGGGACCAGGAATAATTTCAAGAACCCTTGGTGGTGTAAAAAATTTAATTTTTGGTAAAAGTTTTAAGGGAGGACAATTTCTTCCCGGTGGTGGTCGTGCCGTGGCAGGAGGTCAACGTGTTGGTGGTTTAGTAAATTGGATAAAGAACGCGGCGGGTGTTAGCAGAAGAACTGCGGATACTGCAAAAATATTAGATAAAACTTC